TGCAGTAATAAACAGATTGCAATCTAAATTAAGACGTGGAGACCTAAATGATGATAACTACGTTTTAGATACCGATGCAACTGCCACTATGTTTGAGGATAGATTTGAGAACCTAATGACTGGTTGGGCGCTTACCCTATCTATATCAATCCCTAATAATGTTGTAACTGTCTGCTAATGGAGATTAGATTTAAAAATACTGAAGCATACGTTAAATCATTCGCAGAGACGAAATTGATTCAGTATTTCCTTGAATCGTATCAGACATCAAGACAAAGAGTAGGTAAGATAAATGCGCCAGTAAAGTCAAGCGGAGAAGGTGGCGAGTCGTTAAACGTAAAAGTAGAGAACGGTGGTCTTGATATAAACCTATACGGTAACTCTTACCTGCAAGGCGTAGACGAGGGTACAGCACCATTCAGTCCTAACGTGAACGCTATAAAGGATTGGATTAGACAGAAGCCAGTAACACTAAAGGATTTTGGTGGTAAAGCAATGCCGAGAACCGAATCTAACATAGCAAAGGTCGCATACAAGATTGGCGAGGCTATATCACTTCGTGGTATTGCGCCAGCAAGATACATTGGCGAAGTTGTAGAAAAAGCATTTGAGAATATAGTAGACGGTATGCTACCTCCACTAAAAGAAGATATAACAGGTAAATTAGATGAAATACTAAAAAGTGTCGGCTACACAAAGAAGGGCGATACATACGTTTTTAAAGGGAAATAATGGCAAAAATAATAAACACAAGAAGTCCGTTTTACATAAAGGTTTATCACGCATCATTATTTGAGGCGGAACTTAAACTATACATATATGAGGGCGCAGGAGATTCAACTCCAGACCCTGAAGATTTAAAGTACACCATAGTTAAAGCAGAGTTAGAGGGTAACAATTATGTTGTATTTGAAATATCTGAACTTGTAAGAGACTATATACAGATAAAGTATGATGGAGAATATGATAGTTATGTAGTTTTAGTAAATCCAGTAATTACTGCTTTTGATACAAATGGCAATACACTCTCATCACCAACGGTAACACCAAGTGATTACGCCTCTCAATTTATAGCTACCGACGGTTACGGTTACTTTGAGGAAGGTATCAACCCAGACTTTGACGAAGGACTGATGATGTCTGAAGGAACTATATACAGGGTCAATGATAGAAGTGTAAATATTCCTGTTTACACAGGTAGTACAAATAGCGTAGCTTTTAGATTAAATGAAGAAACTGTATATTCTAAAAATGTTGTTTATACAGACCCAGCAAACCCAACAACATCTGAAGCAATTCAATACATAGCATCCGATAGCAATTCAACAGCAGACAGCTACAAAGAGAGAGTCCTTGAGGCTGGAGGTGTATTTGAAGATAACTCGTTATTAGAAGCGTTTGAGAATGTTGTTGATATAGGTGCTGTCGATGAGGTTTGGGTTAACTACACAAACGCCACAGAAACAAGAACGAAGATACTCAAGGTAAAAACATTCGACTGCTCAAAGTATGAGCCGATAAGAGTTACCTTTGTAAACAAGTATGGCGCATTACAAGACCTTTACTTTACAAGAAGAAGCAATGAGTCTTTGAATATAAAAAAGGAGGGTTATAAGGCTTCTGTAATGGACTTTGCAAACTTCTCCTATGACACTTCAGAGCATCAAATGAGAACGCTGAACCTAGTTGGTAACGATAGTATAACGCTAAACACAGACTACATTGATGAGTCATGTAATGAGCATATAAAACAGCTTATGTTATCAGAGCAGGTTTGGATGACAAGGCTTACTGACGAAGAGAAAATAGTACCATTAAAACTAAAAACGCAATCACTTCAACTGAAGAAGAGAGTTAACGATAAGTTGGTTCAGTACAGTATGGAGTTTGATGTTGCGGTAGATAAAATAAACAATATTCGATAATGAATAAAGTTGTGCTTTATATAAAAGATGCCGACAATGTGTTTCAGGCGGTGGACTTGTTTGAAGATGAAACAATCTCTGTAACGTCTAAAATACAGGATATACGAGATATATCCAAAGTATTTACTGATTTCTCTCAATCTTTTACACTTCCAGCTTCTAGTAAAAACAACAAGATATTTAGACACTTTTATAATTACTTTATATCAGAGGGTGCGTTTGATGCTAGAAAAAAAGTTGATGCTAGGCTTGAGATAAATTACATTCCGTTTAGAGAAGGTAAGATATTCCTAAATGGCGTGAAGATGAAGGAGAACAAGCCATTCGCCTACAACGTAACATTCTATGGTAACACCGTTACACTAAAAGATTTGCTTGGCGATGATGAGTTAGAATCACTTACTTGGATTGATAACTTTAGGTACGATTACACAAGTCCAAATACAAAAACAAGGCTTACAAGTAACCTAAATCAAACAGTTGATAGTGTTGTGAAATACGACCCAATTATTGTACCTCTTGTAACTCACACGAAGAGGCTTTATTTTAATTCTGATACAAGTCATTCGGCAAACACAATTTCTGGAGATTTAGCTTATCATAACCAAAACTCACATAATGCAGATGTTGCTTTACAGTTTGATGACCTTAAACCAGCTATACGCCTTTTATACATAATAGAAGCGATAGAAAATAAGTATAATGTTGCAAATGGTTATCCTGTAGATTTGATATTCACAAGAGACTTCTTTAATTCAGAAGCATTTGCAGGAGACGGTACAGCAGAAAATAGAGGTCTGTATATGTGGTTGAGCAGGGAGAAGGGAAAGATAGGAGGAGATGATGAAACGACAGAAACCACATTATCTAGCTTTGCATACGATTCTGGAGACCAGTTATCAGACTTCTTTGAATACCCATTTGGCGGAAGTATAACGCCCTCTTTTATTACTGATGGCGGAGAAACGGACTCGGTTTTAAGAGTTCAAACATTTTTAGATGGCGGTTCTTTTAAAAATGCAGATAGATATAGAATACTTTTAGACTTAACAGTTACAACTACTGCATCGACATCTTATAGCGTAAGTATGATAAATACTTTGGATAACAATTCAACAGTAGGGGTTTTTGATAATTTAACATCAACGGAAACAGTATCAACGACATTAGCAATACCATCAATAATTCCTGGAGATTTAAAGGATTGGGGGATTAAGCTTCTTATTAATTCAGAGGGTGGTTTTCAAGCTGATTTAAGCTTGAGGATAAGACAGCAGAAAGCAGACAATTCAGTAGCACCTTATTCCACAATATATGATGCTTATTATGATGCCGCATCAATAACAGCAACTGATAGTGGTGAAATAATACCAACAGAAAGAATACCAAAAATAAAAACGATTGACTTTCTTACGGGTATATTTAAGACGTTTAATCTTACATCATACTTTATAGACGACAGAAATGATGCTGATTATGGGAAGATAAGGGTTTTACCTCTTGATGATTATTACAACGACAATCCAAAGATATTTGATATTACAAAATATACTGATTCTTCAGAGACGGATGTAGAATCCACAGTTCCATTTAGCGAGATTGAGTTTAAGAATAAAAAGCCTAAAACACTTTTAATGCTTAATCACGAAGAAGTAAATAACGAGGTGTTCGGAGATGCAATTTACCATCCTCAAGGCGTAGACAGAGGTAAGCCATATAAAATAGAAACTCCATTTGAACACTTTAAGTTTGAGAGGCTTATTGATGAGAATACAAGCGGAATAGGTCTAACAGATTTTCAATGGGGTTATTCGGCAGGGAATAACTTTAAGCCAGATGCAGACGCTGAACCTCAACCAACTGCAAATTATGATTCTATTTTAACAGCGCCCTTCCTTTTTTATGCAATTAGAGTTAGCGGTTTAACTGGCGATTATAGATTAAACTGGAATGGCGTAGCACACGAACCGTTAACATCTTACTGGAAACCGTCTAATACAGTAGAAAGCGGAACAGCATCAGTACCTCCAGATTTTACTATAAATTTTGACGATGAGATTGACGAATGGAATCAACAGAATTATGGTGGAGAAACAAATTCATTGTTTAAGAAGTTCTATCAAACATATATAGAAGATGCATTTAACGCCAAGAAAAGAATATTCAAACTTACAGCACATTTACCGAGCAGCATATTACTTAACTATGAGCTGAATGACAGATTTCAGATTGGAGACAAGGTGTTTACCATAAATTCAATAGACACAAACTTAAAAACAGGTGAATCTAAACTAGAATTATTAAACGTATTATGATAAAGCAGATTATAGATTTATTGCAAGTATCTGATTGGTATGGCGTATCTCACAACGTAGACATCGCCAAAGGAATATACAAAGGATGTTCTAGTTGGGATGAGGCAAAGAGACAGGTGAAAAGAGTGAAAGAATCTAAAGCATACAAGAATGGCTGAACAAAAGATACTCATATCGATAAAGATTAACGATAGGGAGGCTGCTAATACCCAAAAGCAATTAAAAGTTACTAAAGATAACTTTAATAGTCTTACTGATGCTGAAAAGGCGAAAATCATTGCAGACAAGCAATTAACTTTATCAGCTAAAGGGGTAGACAAAGCGTTAACGCTTCAAGCGCAAGCAGCAAATTCAGCGGCAGATGCTACGGGTAAGATGGGGGCTACATCTGGATTGAACAATGCAATCTTGATGGAAACCAGCCGACTTGCTTCTGACGCAAGTTTTGGTTTTACCGCTATTGCGAACAACATTTCGCAATTAGTAAACTTACTTCAATCACAGGTTCAAGCAACAGGCTCTCTATCTACAACATTTAGTAGATTAATTTCGGTACAATCTTTAGCCCTCATTGGGGTTCAACTATTAATTACTTATGGAGATAGATTGTATAAATCTTTTGTTAGGCTTGTTGATAAAACTTCAGAATTTAACGAAACGTTTAGTAAGTTAGGGGAAGGGGTTTCTTCAACAGCAGGAAATTTTGAGATTTACATAAGGACAATTCAAGATTCAAATAAGTCTCAAGAAGAGCATAATATAGCTATTAAGAAACTAAAAAAAGAGTTTCCAGATTACATAGAACAATTAAAAGATGCTGAAGTATCATTAGAGGATGTTGCTAATAATACCGATAAGGCTGCCAAAGAAAATGACAAGTATAGAGAGTCTCTTCTTGAGTTGGCGATGTCTATTGCTGCGCAAAATAAAATTCAAGAGCTTGCTTCTGATAGGTTAAATTTAATTGAGCAAAGGAGGTCTAAATTAAGAAGTTTAGGTGTTAACGACGAAAAAGAGGCTCAAAAGAAAATAAATGAAATAAACCAAGAATACGGGGATGATTTATTAGCGTATAACGAAGAGTTTAACGAGATAAATTCCATACAGGATAAAGATGCTCGTATAGCCCTATTGAAAAGTCTTGAAAATTCAGAAATCGCATCAATATATACTAGGAGGCAAACTTTAATGGCTTATAAGGAGTTGAATAAAGAAGAAATTGCGGAGATAGATAAACAAATTGATGTATATAACAAATACACTAAATTAAGAAACGATAACGAAGAAGATGGTGCAAATGACCGAAATCGCATATTTAAAGAGGCTGACCTTGACTTTGAAAAAGAAATACTTTCATCGCAACAGAGAATAGAAAAATTAGAAGCAAGGCACGAAAAAGACCTAATCGCCATAAAGATAAATGCGATGGGTGAGAAAGCCGAATTAAAGCAAGCTGAATTTGAGCAAGACCAGTCCAGAAGGTTAAGAGACTTTTTACAGAGCGAAGCTACTCTTGAGCAAAAGAAACTTGCGGAAGAAAGATATAATAACTCAATAATTGAATCAAAAGAGAGTTTATATAAATATTTAATTCAACTTGATAGTGAATACAACGCAACAATATCTGACCTCGAGGAAAGAAGAGAACTTGAGGATTTATCTGCTTTCGGCAAGGCGTTACAGACGTTTAACACAGAGAGACTAAAGTTTCAAGAGCAGTTTCTTAAAAGCTATACTGACTCTGAAATAGATAGGGTTGAGGTTGCAAAGCAATTAGAAAACGATAGGTTTAACAATGAAATGCTAAATCTTAAAGCAATAAGAGAGCAAAGGATTGCTGATGGAGAAACAATATTTGAGATAGACCAACAAATTGCAAACGCAACAGCTGCAAATTCAGAGGCGAATATTGCACTTGCTGAAGCAGAAAGGGATGCTAAAATAGGAATAGCAAATCAAGTTGGAGAGGCTATTGTTGCGGTTGCTGGAGAAGGTTCTACTGTCGGAAAAGCAGCATCTATCGCAATGGCTATAATGAATACAAGAGAGGCGTTTACTGCTGCGCTTGGGGCTAAACCATACGGTGCTTGGAATATAGCGCAAGCAGCAGCTACACTTGCAATGGGATTCAAGCAAGTAAAAGAGATAATGGCTGTTAAAATTCCGGGCAAAGACCCCTCTGCTGGAGGTGGAATGACGATAGAAGCCCCAGACTTTAACGTGGTTGGCGCATCACAGACATCGCAGCTTGCTGAAGCTGTATCAACACAACAGGCAGCACCAGTAAAAGCATTTGTGGTAGGAAAAGACATTTCAACACAACAAGAATTAGATAGAAATATAACAAACACCGCATCATTCGGTTAATTCAATAGTATGAAGGTAATAGAATTATTTATAGACGAAGAGGGAGAGTTCTCTGGTATTGATGCTATATCAATCGTAGAACAACCAGCCATAGAGGAAAACTTTGTAGCTCTAAAAGATGAGCTTAAAGTTGAGCTTGCTGATGTAGACAAGGAGAAGCGCATCCTTATGGGTGCTGCACTTGTACCTAATAAGAAAATATACAGAAGAGACAAAGAAGATGAGTATTACATATACTTCTCTGAAGATACTGTACGTAGAGCATCGGAGTTATTCTTAATGAAGGGAAATCAAAATAGGTCAACTCTTGAGCATCAAGCGCAACTATCAGGAATGTCTGTTGTTGAATCTTGGATAATAGAAGATGAGCAATATGACAAGTCTCGGAAGTATGGGCTAAAGATGCCTGTTGGTACTTGGATGGTCTCTATGAAGGTAAACAATGAAGAGGTGTGGCAAGACTACGTTAAGACGGGTAAAGTAAAAGGATTTTCTATTGAGGGTTACTTTACAGATAAAGTCGCTATGTCCATGATGCAGCAAGAAGAAGATGCTGCTGAAGTATTATTAGAAATTGCAGATAGCATTGAAGCTGGAAAGCTAAACCTAAAAACATACGGTGATTACGGTAGTGGTGTTAGAAATAACGCCAAGAGAGGTATTGAGCTAAATAAAAAAGTAAATAACCGTTGCGCAACCTCTGTGGGAAAAATAAGAGCGCAGCAGTTGTCAAGGGGTGAAAAATTGAGTTTGTCCACGATTAAGAGAATGTACTCGTATTTATCAAGAGCAGAGACATATTATGATGCAGGTGATTCAAAGGCTTGTGGCACTATCTCATACTTGTTGTGGGGTGGTAAAGCTGGGCTTGCTTGGAGCAGAAGTAAACTTAAAGAATTAGGTGAAATTGAATTAGCTGAATATGATGACAAGGGAAGAATTAAACGAAGCAATAAAGCACCAGATTCCGATACTCCAAATCCTAATCCAAAAAGAGGAAGCAAACGCAATCCAAAGGGTGCTGCTGGGAAGTCGAGGGGAGTTACTGTACCCGACAGAGTGTTAAAGTCGCTTCAGAAGAAGGCTAATGACTTTAACGAGAAATACAAAGTTAAAAAAGGTTATGGTACTACTGTTGGGCAACTGAAGTCTGTATATCAACGTGGAGTTGGCGCATTTCAAACATCTCACAGTCCTGCTGTGAAGTCAGCCGAGCAATGGGCGCAAGCTAGAGTAAACGCCTATATATACCTTTTAAAGAACGGTAGACCGCAAAATGCTAAATACACTACCGATTATGATTTATTACCTAAAAAGCACCCTAAATCAAGTAAGAAATGAAAAGTAAAGAAACAGTAGGACAGCAAGTACCGACAAACTCAAAGAGAGGTTGTTTGTGCAAGAATGGAAAAACATACTCAAGAAAATGCTGTGATGGCACTTTGAGAGCGCAAGGTATTGGTAAAATACGTGCCTAAAAATCTAACAGGTTGTTTAATACTTGTTATTTATCTATAACTATAACTGTTAATTAACATAATATGGAGAGTAAAGCTACAAACATTTTGAATGATATTATGCAAAAACTCTCTGCTATTAGTGAGCCAGAAACGAAAGAGGTTGAAAACATCGAAGTTGCAGCCGAAGAAGTTACTGAAACTCCAGAAGTAGAGGAAGTTGCATTATCTGAAGATTCTGTTGAGGAAGTTGCTACTGAAGAGGTAGAGGCTGCTCTTGATGCTGAATCAACTGAAGAGGTTGAGTTGGCTGAAGAATCAGAAGAAGAAGCTACTGAAGAAGAATTGGAAGAAGAAGATTCTGAAGAAGTAGAGTTAATGGAAGGTTATGTGAAGGAAGAGGATTTCAACTCTAAAATCGCAGAACTAGAAGATATGATTAAATCTATCAAAGAAGATATGATGGTTGAGTATAACAAGGTTGAGCAAGAAAAGGCTGAACTTTCATCTCAAGTCGAAAAGCTATCTGCTGAACCAGCAGCCGAGCCAATCGCACACAATCCATCAGAAAAAACTGAACAAAAAGAGGTGGTTAAATTCGGTCAGAATCGCCCTGCTAGTACACTTGACCGAGTATTTTCAAAACTAATATAATATAAAAATGAGTAATCAAAAAGTAAATCTATACGCTGGTAATGGTTCTGTTGATACCATCACCTCTACTTACGCTGGAGAGTTTGCAGGAAAATACATTTCTGCTGCCCTCTTGACAGGTAAAACATTAGCTGAAGGTGCAATCACCATCAAACCTAATGTAAAATATAAAGAAGTCGTAAAGAAGGTTGCTTCAACTAACTTTATAGGAGATGCTTCTTGTGATTTTTCTGCTACTGCTGATGCGCTTACACTTACAGAGCGTATTCTTCAGCCAGAAGAGTTCCAAGTTAACCTAGAGCTTTGTAAAAAAGACTTTAGAGCAGATTGGGAAGCTGTACAAATGGGATATTCTGCATTTGACAAGCTACCTGCATCTTTCTCTGACTTTATTCTAGGACACGTTTCTGCTAAAGTTGCTGAAAAGACAGAACAAAATATCTGGGCTGGTGTAAACGCCAACGCTGGAGAGTTTGATGGTCTTACTGTTCTTATGGCTGCTGACGGAGATGTAAACGATGCTGCAAACGGCTCTGAAACATCTTTCACTTCTGCTAACATCGTAACACTACTTGGAAATGTAGTTGATTCAATTCCTTCTACTGTTTATGGTAAGGAAGATTTGACTATCTACCTTCCAACTGTTGCATTGCAAGCTTATGTTCGTGCATTAGGCGGTTTCGCAACAGGCGGACAAGGTGCTGCTGGTACAGATGCTAAAGGACAACAATGGTACAATATGGGTAATGCACTTTCTTTTGAAGGCATTAAAATCCAACATGCGCCAGGAATGCCTGCTGACCACATC